TAAATAAATACTTATTATTATTATTATTACATTATGTTACGTACATTCGCAGTTAATGAAACTACCTACAAAACTTTCAAAATCACATGTGCCCGTGAAGGTGAAGGTGTAGGGGAAACATTAGTTAAACTAATTGAGGAATACAACAAAAAGCATGCTGATTCCAACAACCCTCAAACTACAATTGTTCAGTTTGATAAAAAAGAGGTTATGGCTATTCCCAATCTCTATGAGACTAACCCCAAAAAATGGAATAAATTCTTTGGACTCATGAACAAGGATGATTATGAGGAATTAGTCAAACAACATAACATGCTCACAAAGAAGATGAATCAAAAATATCAGGAATTGACCACTTTATGACAGTTAATCTAACGCATTGTTGGGAAGAAGGACCAGATGGAGAATCTACTTGTCTATTAGATGAGGGTCATGTATGTCCTCATGAATTTACACCTGATGATGCTATTGAAATAGAATTTTCCAACGTTGATGAAGCTGTTGACTATCTCTTAAAGGAGACGACCGATTAATGGACGTTAATGTAACATTTGAGGGGCAAAGTCATATATGATTTACCACAATGGATCTATTGGGACAAAGAAAAGGGAAGATACAAACTCAGAGGAGAAACTAACACATGAAACTAAACAAGTGTTATGTTATAACATACCAAAACTGGATAGATTTACTGTTATATTATAACAACTATTATATACTAAGGAGTGTTATAATATAACATGAATACAATAGAAACTCGAATGGGTGACGGCCAAATCGTCGACAAATGTTACTTCTGTTACAGCACAGATGTGAAAAGGGTAAACACTGTATTTCGCTTCAACAATACTGTTGGTTCATTCATAAGATGTAACAACTGCAAAGCAGGCCATGCAATACCTTATGATTCATCATACGAGGTTGAAAACTAATGGTGAAATCTGCATTTCAAAAATTATTTGATAATGAAGCAGGACAACAAACAATACACCATCATATATGCGGTGGATTTCTTAAATTCTATAGAAATGACTCCAAAATATATGAGTCTTGTACAAATTGCCCTTATAGAGAAGAATTGGAGATTCAGAACTAATGTCAAAAATAGAGACCCAAATAACTTTCAACTTCCCTCTTACAATAACATTCCCATTCCATATAGAAGGGGACGCACAAGGCCACTCATTCATTGATGTTGACGAGGATCTAAAGTATCACTACAAAAACAACCTACAAGGCAGATTAATCAAAGACGAAATAATTGAAGAGAAAGAAGTAAGGAAAATTATCCGAGAATGCTACCAAATAACAAGGAACATGGATTATTAATGACTAGTGTTACAACATCACAGATGCCATACTATCTGTTTTCTTGTGAATGCAGTCATTACTTCATAGGCCATAAGGAAAAAGGCCAGTGCAGTAAATGCGGTAAACGTAGTATGGGGGTCAAACTTGGAAACGATTGATGATCCTTCTGTTTATTCTACATTTGATTGGTTGTTTGTAGACATTCCCAGGAACCAGAAAAGATACTTGACAAAAGGAGAAACCTGTAGTCATGAATGAACTAGACTTGATCAACTGGATGGATAAGAACATGTTATCTGCAATCACAATGAAACGTGAAAAAGATGGTGTGAGAATCTTAAAAATCTGGAATTACCACAGCGATGATTGTAAAACTATTACTTTTGATCCTAGATGGGACTCATCCAAGATAGAGGATGATGAAGAACTTCCTCAAACACGAAAGGAGATGCCAAGAGATTGTGAGATTAAAGGAGATTAATGAGTCATTTTGACTAGAAAATGTTTCTCTTGTGGCAATACAATAGGGCTCAAAGGAATAACTCTATACGATTGCGATTGTGGAAAATGTGATGGATTTCATTCTAGTTCAGTATGCAAATCATGTTATTTTACAGATATGATTTCATGTGATATGGATAGTCATAGTGTTTATGATTGCCTTAAAGATAATAATTGCCCAAACTACGAAACTACTATTTTTAGATTTGATAATTGGGATAAACTGAACTACAATTACAAATTGAAAAAACAATATCAAGGAACTATGAATGTGAAGGCAGTAGCAAAGTGTCAGATTAATAGGAGTTAATCCCAAGATAAGTAATATTTAATTACTATCTGTTTTTAATACATGAGTATGGAGAGTCAATCGAAAACTGATTTAGTGAAATCTGCCTCGAACTCATACAGCATTTTTGACAAACTGGATGAACAGCAGATAGTAAACGCCGATAAGGCAGTAAAACAAAAAATGGTTTACAAAACGAAAAACCATGCAGAATTAACATTTGTTGGTCTCAAACACATAATTTTGGAGATGAGTCAGCATGAACAGCCAATTGAAATAGAAGAATCAACTGTCACTCTTGACAAGGATGGGTCAAGCCCAGACATGTGGTATTGGAGAGCAAAAGTTAAGGTAAGAAATCAACAAAGCAATTATCCTTCAGAGGGTTTATCAGAATGTCCATATCTTGAGAATGGAAAATATGACCCATTTGGGAGAACAAAAGCTCATTCCAAAGCAGAAAGAAATGCTTGGAGAAAACAGATCCCAGAACAAAGAATCATAGAATTACTCAAGGCTGTAGGGCCAGAAGATATCCAAGAGGTTCATGACGGATTTGATGATGGTGATGGTGATACACAACCAAGGTATTGCCAATGTGATGAAATATGTGTTCCAAACAAATTCAATACCAAATGCACAAACTGCAATGGTGTGATAAATGAATACATGAAAGCCAACCTAAAGAGGCAAGGCCGATTGTATGAACAAAAACATCTGTAGTGTGGGGTTGTTGTAAAATGGCAAAAACCCAGAATAAACGAGTCATCAAACCTGATGTGTATAGAGAATGTGAGATATCAATACGAAACATCGTAAATGACACAATGGTCATCCTACAAAGAAATAATCCATTACAAAAACAACTACTTCTTGAAAATGCATTGGAATTCAATGAAAAACTAGGGAAACTAAACGACGAAACTATCAAAATCCTCAATGACGAATCTTGGAGGGACCAGAAGAAATGATAGAGAAGATACCCATTAGACAAGACAAGTATGGCTATGTTGTTAATGATAGTTATCTCGCAGGATTCCAAACAGAAATAGTTATCAAACTCAATGAAATCATAGATCAATTAAACACTCTAACACCTGCACCAAGAACCATTTTCAGTTCATTGAAGGATGATGCTATGGTAAACCCATCAAATCATGGCACAATGCCAAAGGGGTGGTCATGATGACTAAAGAGAAAGAGAAAGTAAACATAAAATCTCTCAAACAAGTTCCCCATCTAGGACCAGTATCCGAAAAGAGACTTGGTGCAATAGGAATATTCACAATGCGAGGAATCTATACACAACTCTCTGCCACAACCCTATCATCAATTACAGGAATGGATCTGACAAACGCTACGGAGGCTATGTTATTCATAGGTGATGTATTGGAACAACAAAAAAAGATACCAAAACGTCATCAAACAGCATGGGAGTTATATCTAGAACAGGAAAATGAGGGAAACCTTTCGACCGGATGTGAAAGCTTTGACCAAATTCTTGGTGGTGGAATAAAATCAGGATATGTCACCGAGATTTATGGGGAGAATAAGAGTGGAAAAACACAGACATGTATTTCATTGGTTGTCTCAGCACTTGTAAAGAACCCCGAATGCATAATACTGTATATTGACACGGAAAACAAAATAAAGACAAGAAGATTTGTTGAGATACTGCTTGCACGGCAAATAATAACTGAGTTAAAGGATGCACAATCATATCTTGACAGGATAAAGGTCTGGCAGCCGACAAACAGTGATGAGGAGCTTAACTACGTTACAGAGGCATCACAAAAACTAGATAATGATGATGGCCCAGAAGTAGGTTTGTTTGTAATCGACTCTATCATTTCACTGTTCCAATCCGAGTACATGGAGCGTGGGGAGATGAAGGCCAAATTCAACATGATAAAACCCATGATGCTCAACCTTATGAAACTCTCACATGTCTACAAATTTCCCATAGTTGTTGTAAATACTGTACATAAATCACCAACCGAACTATATGGTGCAGACCCAATTATAGCTGCAGGTGGAAACTCAGTAGGTCATCCACTCACATATAGAATCAAGGTAAGAGAGGTAGGATCAGGGAAGAAACACCGGGCGTTGATGGTCAAATCACCTGAACATCCTGAATCTGAAGCCGATTTTATAATTACTGACAAGGGAATTGAAAACGTTGAATAAAGCATGGATTGAGACCAGAAAGAAACAACTCAAAGAAAAAATGAATGATCCTGACTATCTGGTGTCATCTTATGACAAACAGAGAATCGTCCAGAACAAGCTAAAAGAAAATGATGTGAGGAAGAGAGTCAATTGAGCAATGTTATAAAATTTGAAACCTTATGTGATGAATTGAAGGAATTACCTTTACTTATTCGAACTAGAATTGTAATGTTCAATGCAGGAGGTGGAGTTGTAATCTATGACTATGTTGGAGATGGAAAATACTCCTCAAGATTCGTTCATGAAGTAACTTTCAAGGAGAAGGTCAATGACTGATTTCATAGGAAAAGGAGAAAGAAAAGCACAGAAAATAATTCAGATGATGTATCCGCATATGGAAGTAGTCAACCAGTGTCCACTCAAATCAATCATCTCATTAAGTAGAGACTCAGTAGGAGAAGAACACTACAAACACAAAATCGATCTGGTTCTTATGGGCCCTAAACGAATGGTAGCAATTGAGGTCAATCTGTCTCATGGTAAGATAGCCAGAGAAAAGATGGAAGTTTACAAGGAATATCTAAAATTCAGAAATATAGAATTAGTGGAGATAGAGGCCAATGAGTGTGAGTCTCTTTTCAGTAATGATGAACAATACATAACCTGGCAAGATTGGATAGATGTAATCAATGCCTTCAAGACAGCAGGATTTGAGTACTAATGGCTTGCAAAGGAGTTTGTCATAACTACAAGACCATCAAGCCTAATCATGGAGGACGATACATAGAAGGACAAAAGCGTTGCAGCGCATGTGACTGCTTTATCAAATGGGATGGCATTAGGTGCCCTTGTTGTGGATTTAAACTGAGAGTGAAGCCCAGAAGCATGAAAGGAAAAAACCAATACCGTGAACAAGTAGCGTTGTTGGCAGTCACAAAGTGATATTATGGAACATGTAACATACACCGATTCAGCAATTGTGGACAGGATCATTACACTACTTAACACTGACAAATATTACAAAACAATACAATACTTTAGACAGAAACCCCACGGGACATTCAGATTCAATCCACTTGATGACCCAGAGGTAAACGACGGGTTCATTCAAGAGACTGAAAAATTTCCCGAATTAGTTAGAAGATCTGTAACACAGGTACTATGTCAGGGAGATGATGATGAACAATTAGCAACTCTACTCAAAAGGCAATTAAAGATAGAGTTAGTTTCCAATAATCTCATCAAACTAAACGAATGGTCTTCAAATTATGAAGGAACCCCAATATCTGCAAAATGCCAGATAGTAGGTACTCTGAAAGAAGAAACATACACCAAAGTAGCAAAATGGTTCTGTGTCAAGTGTGGACATGTCGAGGAATCATTAGAAAAACCATATGTTTGTGAGAATAGAGACAGTTGTACGTCCAGAAGGTTTTTCCTTGATCAATCAACACTACTCACAGGAGATATCAAGACTATCATAGTGCAAGAGCCAATGGACGAGGTCAAGCATGGTAAACCCAGACTGTTTACATGTATCGTCAAGGATGATTTAGTGTTTGATTCGTACCCTGGTCAAAGAAAGATACTTACTGGTGTCTTTAGATCACAGCCAAAGAAGAACAGCGACAGAAACAGTGTTGTGATCAATGTTATTTCTATGGAAAACCTAGATGAAGAGAATATCAAGATGCCAACAGAACAACAACTGGTATATTTTGTATCACTAGTCAAAAAAGAAGACTATTTGAAACTGATAACTGATTCATTTGCACCTGAAATAAAGTTCCGGGAACTAGAAAAATTAGCAGTTGTAATATCACGTATAGGCTCCATGAAGAATGGACGAATACGTGGAAATATTCACTCCTTGCTAATTGGACCACCGGCAACGGCCAAGTCTAAAATTTTGGAGTTTCTTCCCGAAGTCACTCAAAGATGCGGACTAGCCGTTGGTGGAATGTCCACAGGTTCAGGAATCACAGTTACAATGACTACATTAGAAGACAAATCCAAATTCCCAAAAGGTGGTATAGTCGTGCAATGTTCCGGCTCTTGTGTAGTATTGGATGAACTAAACCAATTCCCACAAGAGGATATTGGAAAGACATACACAGCAATGGAATCAGGAAAGATACCATACAACAAGGCTGGGTTTGATCAGGTCTTTACTGCTGACACCACAATAGTAGCAGGAGCTAACCCAAAGAATGGATACTATGACCAACAGTTAGGTATGGTAAAAAACATCAACCTGCCAGCACCAATGATATCACGATTTGATATAATCGTAAACGTACTTCCAGAATCATCAGAGATTCAATCCCAACAAATCAGTGATCACAGTGATATCATAAAGAGTATGGGTGTTGACAATTATGTTCAAAAGAACAACCTACTAACATCAGAAGAGATGTTGTTATTATTCAACAAAGCATCATCAATAAATCCAAAGATGTCATTTGAAGCCAAGAAGATAATAGATGACTATGTAAAGGTCATGATGTCATTACAGAATTCAGGACAGCAAGAACAAGGGACAAAACAGTTTGACAGAAGATTCATTGAATCAGTAGTAAGAATTTCAGAAGCTATAACCAGGCTGCATCTATCTGATACCATCACAAAAGAGTATGCAGTACTAGCAATTGATTACATCAAGAAGACACTTGAGACCTTCGGAGTAAAAACTGACAAGGGCATGACCCAGATTCCAATGGAGCATCAGGATCTAAAGGACAAGAGTATTGCATTTGAAAAATGCTGGATTCAGATGTGTAAGGATGCTGACAACCAACTGCTCCCAAGGTCTGACTTTTGTCAATTCCTTAGTGACCAACATCAGCAACTATTCCCAAATAGAGACAAAGCAGATGAGTATTTCGAGAAGTTGCATCAGAAAGGTGATCTACTGTATCAGAGAGGGAGGTATAAGCTTGTTAGGTAGTTTAGATTCTAGAACTCTTCAAAGATTTTTTGATAAAATTCAACAATCAAGATTATGTTGGGAATGGACATCAGCACAGGATCTTCACGGTTATAGTTTATTTTGGTGTAAACAAAAAACTAGATTAGCCCATAGAGTTTCATATGAAATTTTCAAAGGGTTTGTTCCTCATGATTTACAAATAGACCATCTTTGTAAAAACAAAAAATGTGTAAATCCCGATCATTTGGAACTTGTAACCCCTCAAGAGAACATGAATCGTGTTGATTGGAAAGAAAGGATAACATTTAACGAAACAAAAACACACTGTCCTCAAGGCCATGAATATACTGGTAAAAATCTGTTGATTAGTTGTTATGGTTCACGTGTATGTAAAATTTGTAAATTACAACAAAGTAAAGAAAGTAAACGACGAGCTAGAATTAAAAAGAAGTTGGTGGTAATATGAGCAGAAAGAAAGAGATCAAACTAGAAAAGTTTCTAACATTTTATTTCTCTAAAAAACTAACAAGTTCAATGTCTGAAACAGAGAGACAATACATTTCAAATATTATGGATTCTAGCTTTCAAGGTACTTGGGGCAATTTCAGAATCACAGTGGAGAGGATTAGTTGACGAACTGGTTAACATGTGTTGATTGTGGAAAGATAATCGGACCAAAAAACAAAGGAATAGAGTATTCATGTGGAACTGTATCATGCAAGAAATGCCATAACAAAAAGAAACAGGAGTTTGGTTATTGACAACCCAATCAAGTGGATTAACAACAATCCAAAAAAAGACAAGCACTAGATGTTATCGAGGAAATCATAAAGACTGTACCGGACATGTTGGAACCGGACGACACCCAAATACAGAAGGAAGAACAAGAAGTAAGTTCCAACGAAAATGTGAGTGTGAATGCCATGACTAAAAAGAAATACCTTCCAAAGGGGCTGGTCCAATATCAAGAGGTAAAGAAGAGAAGGGACCCAACTACAAGATATGACGCAGGAAAACAATTCCTGACCAATCTCATATACATGTTGCCACTAAACCAAGTATTAGCAAGAATAATTCCATTCTATTGGAATCCAGGTAAAACAATCATAGACGTGACATGTGGTAAAAAAATCAGTTGGGAAACATTCCCATATAATACTCCTATGTTTGATGGAAAGGTTGCATGGAATGTCACATTCAATGATTCAGACCCAGATATTGAAGCCGACCATCATGTTTTGGCCCAGAGGGTGTCTTATTTGGATCGTCGATTTGACATCTTATTCAATGACTTTCCATTTACAAATCTGAAGAATGGACTAGAGTCCTGGGGAACAAAGAAAAAGAAGGACCATATCAGAAAAGAGGAATCTTTAGGAAGACGTGAGCAGTACTTCAAACATTATCGACCACTAGAGAAACTATTCATGGATTGTGTAGAGTCCTGGAATCTGGCAGCAGATAATCTCATAATCAAGATAGGCGATTCCCATAAAGACTATGAACTAATACCAAATCATTTCTACGCCATCAAAGCATTTGACAAAAGGGAGAATCCAAAATCAGAATTTAGTCTAATGGACTGTATACACTACAGAGGAATCTATTCAAGCAGAGGAGGAAGATTTCCATTTGCTCAGTCAGTCACAAGTTACTATTTAATATTCAAAAAGGATCTGAAAAAGCGATGAGGATTCAATATTATAGATGGCATAAAACCAGCCCACCAGTTACCTATGGTTGTGTACGTTATGATTCAACTGGTAGAACGAAAGTGGTTGTATACGATGATGATGACTATATTATTTATGATGAGAATTTACAATGAATAAAGATCAAGAGTTTTGGGTTGCTCTCAAGAACAGAGATAGATATCTAGAATTAGCAGAGCAGGAAGAAGATAAGATGATAGAATTGTTGTATGCTGATGACAAAGACTGAAACAGATGCACTAAAAGATGAATTAATCAGGTTTCTTAACAAACCATGTCTCATATGTGAAAAACCATATCCAGACAAAAGACCTTGGCAAATCCACCATATCGAATACAAAGAAGGTGAAAAAGACTCTAGTGACTTTAAGGAAAGAGTACCACATGTCATAACCAGAGGAAAGAACAAAGGCAAAAAGACAACCAAGATAGTCTATCATACATTAGAGTATCATCGATATCTCAAACCAATTCTAATGAAGGAACCAGAAAGATTTGCGCCAATACATTGGTCATGCCACTACAAACTATCCACACTTGCTAGATGGAAGGAAGAAAATATTGACAGACTTGCCAAATATGCAAAACTGTCAAAAAAGAAGAAATAGTTTTATGCCAATCGTTATTAACACTGTTTGGTGTACTGTAACAGAGGGTAGGAGGTACGTTGTAGCATGGCTCTCCGGTTTTGCTGTTTTCTCCACTCCTACCCTTTTCTCATGTTCTTATGATTGAATGACAATCTTTATATCATACAGTGTGTTATACATACACATGGAGAGTCAAACTTTCAAAATAGAAAACGTACGAGCTCTATGTTTTTCTTGTCAAATGGGCGAGTACGATGAATGTCTGGGCTGTGATCTTGGTGACACAGGACATGCAGGAACACCGGAGGCGACAGATTAATTGAATGAAACATGTGTTGCATTCAACAATGATCCTATCCAAAAGGCAAAATTCATTTCAATTATAGAAGAGGCATACAAAGAAAAAAGGATTGTGTCAGGCCAATATTGGTGCGAAAATGATTCAAAAGGTTGTCTTGTTGGATCCATTGTACAAACAGAAGATTCACCACACCAAGAATTCTCAAATGACATGAATGTTCCAATTTGGTTTCCCCATATTTTGGATACTATATTTGAAGGATTACCTGAAGGGGGAAGACAGGATTTTGCAGTAAAAGTAATCAAGGCGATTCCAGTAGGTTTCTCAAATTGGCAGTCGTTGTATCATAAATTATTCATATTCAATCTTGAAGAAATCTGCAAAAACATTGATCATCCTATTGTTAAACAGGTTATTGCCGACATCCTTGTACTTCACAAAAAAGAAGAAAAGGATGAGGCTAAATGGTCTGCTGCTCAGTCTGCTGCTAGGTCTGCTGCTAGGTCTGCTGCTGAGTCTGCTGCTTGGTCTGCTCAGTCTGCTGCTTGGTCTGCTGAGTCTGCTGCTGAGTCTGCTGCTGAGTCTGCTGCTGAGTCTGCTAGGTCTGCTGCTTATCACAAAATTGCCAAAAAGATTGTTGGGTTATTAGAGGAATGAGAAACTAATGGTTAAAAGAAGAACAATAGTCTTTGATGATGAGACTGATAAAAAAGTCAGGGAATTACAAACAAAAATGATGAAGCGAGAAGAGGCACATGTGTCTTTTAGTTCAGTGGTAGTAGAACTAACAAAGTTGGGGTTAACTGATGAAAGCTTACTTGTTGATTAACTGTAGCCTAGATTCCACAAAAAACGTCATTGCATATATCAAAGATACAATTCCAAACTCATCAGTCCATCATGTCTTTGGTGCATATGATATCTTGGTATCCCTCATTACAGAGTCACCAGATACCATGAAAGATACAATAATGTGGAAGATAAGAAAACATAAAGACGTTGTATCCGTATTGACGTTAATGGATGTTACACCAGGAGTAAAGGTGGATCAGTCATGAAGATACAAATCATTCGTATATCACAATACAACAAAGTAGAGATGTTACTAAGGGAGTTGGGTTCTTGTGAAGCAGATAAACTTCAAAGATATAAAACAGACGATGGTCGAATCTACCTTTCTCTCAAAGATAAAGACAAAAACAAACCCTGTCACCTATGGAAATATGTTTCTGAGGAAACTGTATACCAAAAAAACCATGATGGTAAAACAGAATATTTGATTCTCAAATATTATGTGGAGGAGTTGGATAAAGAAGATGATCGGGGTTAATTTGCTCAAAGGGGCATTCCATTGTAAAAGATGTGAATTGCTCATAGGGACGTATCCATGTACATATTGTGGGTTCCAGCCAAAAGAGAAGAATCTCGTAATTGACGGAGAGTTGTTTTATGAAAACAACTAAGACCAAAACTGTTAATGAACTCATACATGATATGGATGTCCATCTACAGATAGCAATAGATGCTTGGAGTGACGCATTGTTAACTAGAAGCCAAACCAATGACCCCAAATTAGACAATGATGATCAATTCAGAGGCTACATTAAGGCTCTCAAATGGTGGAAGGAAAAACTAGCGGAGTATAAACAATGAAAACTGTAGTTAACATAGTGGAGGAGAAGTAAATGGACAATGAATTAGGTTGTATTTCTAATAGTAAAATTATCAAACTCGAGTGTATTGGGTGCCAAAAACAAATTGGTGAAGGCCTCAAACTGTTAGAACCAGTTTGGTGTCATGCTTGTCTAGTAGATGTTTGTAGGAGACCAGACAAATGACCAAAGGTGACAAGTGCCAATGTTGGGTGTGTCAATTACCCAAGAATCAAAACGATGATTCTATTCCAAAAAGGTCGGATAAACAAGATAGAGACTATGCAGCAATAGGATACCATCTGACAGAATTCCTACGGTTGGGATTCAAACATGGTGATTATGATCAACTACTAAATCTCCTTACTGAAAAAGAAATGAATCAAATAGGTTCTAGACATCTTTGCCATGCGACAAATACCTACAACAATTATGAATGTTATCTTAGATTAGGCCATACAGGAGAACACCATTTCGTTGGTCATAATTCTTCTGCAATGGATACAGCTAAAATCGTGATACAAGAACTTCCATCAAAGTTAACAAAAAAAGAGCCAAGTTCCTAATGCCTCACACCCATGACTTTGTCAACGGATTTGATGACCGATGCAACAACTGCAATCTCACACATAATTGCTTGGTAAAATTATGGCAAAAAGATGATCATTCTAGGGATTGGTGTACAAAAAAGGAGAAGGGTAACTAATGCATCCTATCTACACTCTTGAATCATTAATGAGAATGGGCATCGTCGAACGAACTCTTGAACCTGATGATGATATCATGATAAGATATGATTTTGTTATTCCTGTTGATAGTTATTTCAAGAAAACTGATTTACAAAACCTACAAGATTTATTCCAAGCTAACAAGGTTGAGATATCTTACTATTATGATTATGAAGAAGAAAAAGATAGGGTAGTTGTAGAAGTATGTTATGAAACAGACCTTCTCCAGGTTTGTGACTCGACAAAGGAGGGGACAAGTCATGGGTGATGGAATTTCTGATGCGGTAAAGGAAAATGAAGCATATCACTCATTCATAGATTCAATACCTAGAATTGAAGAAACTATTGGAAACACTCCATTCTATCAAATGACAAGGAATGAACATCATAAAGCCTACTTGTATTGGAGGCATAAGAGAGATGAATTAATCAGAGAGATGACTTCTGCAATTCATTCAAAATATGATGGATTAATCGATGATCATTGGGATGTCTATGTTGCAAACAACACAAGAGTGAAAGGATGGGCGCCAAAATCTCACTTTGTTCCTAAAGATGTGAAATTAACGACACTTGGAGAATCGAGTTAGATGGAATTTTGGGTATGTGGTAATCCTCATTATTGTAATGGTAGAGTAACCAATCCTAAAGGGAATTTACGATGTGGAAATTGTGGCATAAGACGGAATGATAAGAGAATCAAGTATCAGATTCGATGGATAACAGTTGGGGTAGACGGTAAATGAGTGGGATTGATTACGCTTTCACCGATGTTTGGATTAATGGTCATCCACAAACCGATAATAATTACTGGGAACCAGCAGGACATTATCTAACTATCTTATTGAATGATAGAGAAGAGTGGGCACAAGCTAAGAATCTCATCATTACTGATAGAAAAATCACCGAACATGTGTTGAATTGTGATACATGTCTCGATAAAGGATTGAGTAAATGTATTGAACTAATGAAATTGAAAGAGGTTTTTGCATGACTTTTGCCGGAGGAAATCAGGATGCTTGACGGTCACATGAAGTTAAGCACCGGATGGTTACAAGTACCCATGAGATTATTGGATAACAAATGTGTTATTGGAAATCATTTCTACTGTGATAATCGTGAATGTGAATGCAGTTGCCATGAGACAAAACACGGAGAGAGACATGACTGATTTCTGTTTAATCTGTGAGACAGAACCAATCTCAAGAGGAGGATGGATTTATGATCAAGAAACCACCGAAGCAGTATGCCCTTGGTGTGTAAATGACTTTCGAAAAATTAGAGACTTGGTAAAAACTCATGATGGTAGTAATTTTCATGCAGTAGAAATTTTTGGTCAAATAGAAGATATTCTTTACGAGAAGACAACTCACGGAGAAAGACATGAAGAATAGATTCCAAATTCATCTAGAAAGACAAATTGAAGAACTGAAGAACAGAGAATATCATAAACAAATTCGTTTAGGGTTAGAGTCATTGACAAAACACGGAGGTGTCATGATGGTTAAAGCTAATGAAACATGTAAAAATTGTTCTCATTCTGCATATCTTCATAGCCCAAAATGTAATCAATTTTCTTATGGTGCGGCTGGGTGGTTAACGGGGCACTGCACCTGCAAACAATTTGTATCGACAAAGGAGAAAACACATGATCCGTAAACTGTCGGCCGTCAGCCTTATCTTGATTCGATGCGTAACCTCACTGAGAGGTGAAATAATGAAAGCTTTTGAGAATGACCGCTATGTTGTACTGGAATACAAGGCAGATAAGACCAAGAAGGACGTCTACCTGTTAGGCCCAGAGGGTTGGCTAGAGTACCTATGGTGTGAAAACAGGATTCCAAAGAAGAAGGTGCATCGATACTGAAGAAATACGTTACCAAGATTCAAGTACATTATTTTGAATGTCCTACATGCAAAACTAGAATTGATTTTCATGATTTAGGTAAAAAACATCTACATTGGACTTGCCCTAAATGTGAAGTTAGATTTGAAACCGGAGTTGTGTATTGATTGACAAAAAATAAACTTCGTAAAGAAGAGTTCAGAGAACGCTGTATCTGTTGTACTGGTAGATTCATGGCAATCAGAATGAAATTCTTTGCTAAAACTGGACATTGGATGTGTACAGATTGTTTCACCAGTGTTGAAAATGGAAGGTATATGGTTTTGGCTCAGATGGGGTTTGAATGGAGGCCAACAGAATGACAACTGAATTAGATCGTCTTATTGGGATTATTGAAAATAGAATTAATGGCCCTCATGACAAACAGGGAAGACATTATCATTGTGTAGAGTGTAAAACAAAACGAGAATTGAAGAAAATTTTGGCGAGGTTTTATGGATGACTTCCAAAATACCTAGTAGTGAAGAGGATTATGTTGTCCTTTCAAAAGAAAAAGATAGGGAAGTTAGACAGTATGTCTTTGTTCTAAAGAACACTGAATACTCAGAAATGAAAGTTGCAACAAATCTCCACCTTAATGCATCTACTGAATTGAAATTATGGTTAGGTGAATCCGGTAATGTTATTGGATTAGATTTTGTTCAGATTAAGGAGACTAAACGACAATGAGCAACTACAGTCCCGGCTCTCCAAACTATCGAAGGTTGATGGAATTCATTGACAGAGAATACCTTCCTTTCAAAGTAGGTGTACAAGGAGATTATTATCATATCAATTCAACACATCATCCATTCGAAAAAGAATTTCTAGAAAAACTAGATGAATTAAATTTCAAAATTGTTTCAATTACTCACCTAAAAGAGATTGGACAAACTATCACCTGTAGGGAAGTAATGAGATGACAACCCAATCAAAACGCAAACACTAAATGTCTAGAAAATGATAAAATAGTGTATTTCATTACACAAATAATATTAATATTCTAAGTAAATCTCATGGGGTTCATGACAAAAACTACTATTACTTTAGAAACTACCACAAAAGACAAACTAGATGAGTATGGGAAAAAGAATGATTCCTATGATGACATAATTTTAAAATTAATGGAGAAAATTGAAAATGAATAAGTTTTTGGCAATTGTTTTACTGCTAACTACTGTTGTTAGTGTGTTAAGTGTATATCCTGTATATGCCGATCATAATGAAGAGACACAGGATTATCCTAGAACCACCACACCAATTGAAATCCAAAACAATGAAGAAGGAATTCAGGTAAAATACCTAGATGAAAATGATTATGCTAATACCTCTGATACCGCCTACAAAAATATCGTGGAAACCCTGTTTCCAGTTGAAACCCAGATTTGTACAACACCAGAATCAAATTTGATGATATGTTATTTTTATGGATATGAACCAGAAGAAGAATCATTATTTACAACCACTGAAGACTGTAGAGAACAAGGGTTAGAGTTAGATATCCAAACTTGGACCTGCAAACCTGCACATCAAATAGAACAAGAAGCACTAGAAAACTATGAACAAGTAATCTCCCAGAACCCAGAAGAACAAGAACCAATTGAATTAACAGAAAATGAAAAGATAATTCAACGTCTAGAGGCTAAACATAGGATAACTACTGGGGATAGAATAGCAATTGATCTCTATAACCGTGTCCAAATGGACTGCTTAGTAGATATCACAACAATTCAAACCACTAGAATTTTACATGACTTGCCAACTGAGCAAGTAATAGACCCCACTACTGGTGAATTGGTGACACAGTTTGTTATCCCTAATATCACCAAATCAATCAGTTATGACTCTCATCCTGAACTAGGAAAAATAATGCTAAAACTTCAGGAATGTAAAGCAGAAAACACTCTAAAAGAAGACCTGGGATTTGACAAAAAATGGGGCACTTACTCCAATACACGTCTAACAGGTGATGATGATATACAACCATATCATGCAGACATTGCCAGATCTGTTCAACCTATTGCAGCAAGTCAAGTAGAATCAATGTCAAATGAGGGTGTCAAACAACCAAGATATTCCCCAATGTGTTATGTGGAACATGCAACACACCAAACCAAAATGATCTATGGATGTCCTGATGAGAGAGAATATCTATCAACAGAACTACCCCCACCAATGAAAGATTATGCAGATAGTCCAGCATTACAAGCCTGGTTTGAATATCTCAAAGACCCAGACTCACAATGGAATACAGTAGTAGAGAAAAACAAGATAAAGGACAGTCAAAAATACCAAAGGAACCTTGACAAACAATGAGTAACGCAATTCCTGCTCTGGTAATCCTAGCACTTGCAATATCTATTGGAGTATTGATAGCAACATCAATAACAACAGCCGAGTTATCTGAATCACAGGTTGACGAATCAGACATTAACAGTATTCACAATGCGATTGAAGCAACTGATATGAAATACCTACAAGAGGTCTCAGATATTTACACATACATATCCACATCTGTCAGCACTAGTAATCAATATGCAAATGATAGAATTGACCAAAAGATAGGCCAATATGATGCTATACTAAATGCCAAAATAGATGAAAAACTATCTGACTTACAAGCCCAAATTACAGAGCTTCAAGCAGCAAAGGAAACTCTTTCAGAGAATCAAATAACACTACCTGAAAAGGAAATTCCACCACAAAAGGTAGATTTTGGATTAAGAATAACTGATAACAAAGGAGTACCTCAAGAGTCCTATGGCACAGGAGATGTACTATTCATTAGTGGAAGTGCTGATGTAACCACACAACAAGCAGTAGAGATAACATTTTGGGACGAGCAAGGCAATGCAGTCCATGAAAAAGAAAATGTAGGAATTCCAATCAATGGAAGATTCCTAATAACATTTGAGATTCCACAGTCAGCAATAGATGGAGTGTATTCCATGACAATAACTGACGGCAAGCAAGTGGATTCTATAACATTCCTGGTGGAATAAGACGGACCCTTTTACATCACTATTGATAATTCTCCCATTATTTGTGTGGGCTGGAGATAGTGAAGAAGGGTATCATAAAGTCTACATAACATACCATGAAACAATTGAATCAGTATCTAAAGCCTGTAATGGAAATCACATAGGGTGCTATGACATGGAGGTACATCTACTAATTAGCAGAATGTGGGATAAATCTAGCATGTCCTACAACTACTATACACATGAAATGGAACACGTACACGGAAGAACCCACGAGATGATGATAATTGACACATACTGCCAAAACCCTACACCAGAGCACCTAATTTCATGTACAGAAAGGAAATAATGACAACAACAATGAAGAAAATCAAGATATTCAACTCTGATAGGGAAACAAACTGGTTTCTGACAGGAATAGTACTAGCTTCATTATTCTATTCAGTGGCACTGGTATCATTAGGAGTTAGGATAGCAATACCATGACTAAACCAACATGTCCTGTATGTAATAGTGAGATGTTGACTCAAGGAGTGTCCCAAGATATACTATGCATGCAATGTAGAACAACCTTGGTTATAATCCCAAAAAAAGAGTATCTTCAATATACTATGGCGACAAAACATGGCTGATGTTTAAACAACACTTTTTAGTCATGCCCACTCACTAAAAAAGGACGATGACCCAACCAAATTGGGCTGACATGGCTACCTATGGGCGCTATATCAGACGTGCAATGAACCTTCTTGTAAAAGAAATCAAGGCAGAAGAACAAGCATTAAAGAAGGATCCTGACCATAAAATTGATACTGAAAATATAATTAATGTAACTACTACTTTATCCAGAGCAGCAAACACACAAGCTAAACTTGCTGACATGGCAGACCATGATAAGAGACTCAAAAACATAGAGAAACTAATAGAAGCGCTCCCACCTGGCACACTACAAGAACTGAAAGCAAAGATGGGGAACTAACATGAGTTTGGATGAATTAATAGATAGCATGAGAAAGATAAATGGAAATTCTGATTGTAACCATGATGAGGCATATCACCAAATCGGGAAGTATTTTTGGGTGTGTAAGTGTAAAAGACATAAATTTCTAAAAGCCACACCTGAACTAAGAAAACAATTCAAGGAATGGGCAAAAGAAGAGGATAATGGTTTCTAAACATGACATATCTCGTCTCGAACGAAAGGCCTTTGGAATAAATGACAATACAATCCTAGAGGAAGAATCACCAATCTATCCAACACTACCCAAAAACATAATGGATTGGATAAGAGCAGCACGTCCATACATAGGCAGAAGAAAAAGGGATTTTACCAAGTTTCCATATTGGATAGATATCTATGAAGACAATCACCCTAACATCATGGTCAAAGCAGCCAGACAGACTTTCAAGACAACTACATCAACGGATATTATCGGCTGTACTGCCACTACAAACCCAGGTTCGGAGATATCATATGTTGCAGATAATGATGCTCACAGATCAGCCTTCTCTAAACAAAGACTCAGAAGAGAGACATTCCAAGCAAATCCAGAACTAAGAAAGTTCCTTCCATATGGAATGAGGGCAGCAGTTACAGAGATAAATCTATTAAATGATGCTGTTGTGTATCTGCTGACTGATGAAGGAGAGTACAAGGCAGTTGAGGGAAAATCAAACATTGTATTGGTCTGCGATGAATACCAGTATCACGATGTTCAATTCTTGTATAAGGCACTATACACACTTTCTCAAACTCATGGCAGGTTTTACGGGTTTGGAATTGGTGGAGAGCAAGGTTCAGAATATGTAAATAATTGGGAAAGAACAGATCAAAGAGAGTGGATATATGATGACCCTGATTGGAGAAGCAAACTTACATTCGATGCCCAAGGAAACATCAGTAACAGCAACAACGAACTCAAATCAATTCTTGCTGGAAGATGGGTGGCTCAAAAACCTGAGAATACACAATACAGAGGATACCATATCCCCCAAACCATTGTTCCAACCATTCCCCTTACGGTGGAATCAGCCATACACGACTATCATGTCCAGCCACAACTAAGCATACAATATCAACAAAAACACTTTCCAAAATCCATCTATCTATCCCATACTCTAGCTGAGGATTACAAGGCAGAGAGAAGACCAATCACACCAGAGATGATACGGGAATGTATGAAACCAGAATACAGGTTATTGCATCCGGAGGAAGTAAGAACCTACAAACAGGTATTTGGTAATGAAATTAGAGTGGTTGGCGGTGTTGATTTTGGAAGTTCTACATCAGTGCCAACAACAGTTCTATCAGTAAACATCCATTGGAGAAAGTCAGGAAGATACCAAATAGCCTGGATGGAGAAAATCCCACAATCAGATCATCCAATGGACAAGGCAAGGCACATAGCAGATGTATTTCGTTCATACGGCTGTGATTTCTCAGTGGGAGATTGGGGACATGGGCAAGACATGATACCATTTATCCAAAAAGGTGGAAGAGATTCTAAAGACAGAAAGTTTGAGGGATTGGGCAAAGGAAGGTTCAAAGGCTGTATGACAATAGGTGACCCAACAAAACCATTCCAAAAACAACAAGAAGAAACCAATGACGATGGCAATACAGCATTAGACAAGATAATAATAGACAAGACAACAACATTGCAGAATTTTATCGATATCTTTGGAAAATATGTGAGCCACCCACTTTACCCACAGGATGACAAACTAAAGGTGCCAGTATACATGATACCATATTACAATGACTATGAGGTTGACTATATCCTAGACGAGTGGCCAAAACTAACAAGAAAAGACCTGTTAGAGAATCCTGAAGATGCAAAGGAAGATGCCAGGCAGAACGTCAAAAAAGAGTTCAACCACCCACCCGATTCCATGATGTCACAGATATACACATTTGTGGCAGATGCAAACTACAAAGAGAAAGCGTTTAGTATACGAGGATTAGGTAAATAGATTCTAAATAACCTACGTGATCGCGGACTAATTTAATGGTTAACTATATAACTATTCAACACGAGTAAATAATACGGGTTGCGGTGTAGAATATGCACCAAGTCGTCTATGGCCTTGGATGCTCACAATTGGAAGAAATGGCAGATTTGTTTCAAATGTGCTATGGAAATAACAAACTATTACGTAGGAAAGAAAAATCATGGGACTGGTGGGACTTTCATGAAACCACTCCAAGCAAAATCCATGATAGGATAACACTGATATAATTTTCAACAAACTAAATGCATATGGCAAGAGGCGCAGGAAATCGTTTAGCAGATGAAAGCGATATTTCAGGTACCAAGGCAGCCCAAGTAGATTGGTTTGATTCTGATCTAGCTTTACAAACCCCTGACTCTGTAGACAATAAACCTGTAGCAATCAAAATTACTGTATCCATATCTGTAAGTGCCGTTTTAGAATGGACTTGGGATGGGACAAATTATAGCGCGTTAAACTCTGGTACTGCAATAGGTGCAGACCAGACATTTGCATTCAAAGTAGATGCACTTGCTGGAGATGTGTTTAATATCAGAACCGCAACAGGCTCATCTACTGCCACCATTGATTATTGTAGAATAAGCGAATATCCAGAGGAGTCTTAACATGGGTGGACAATATCCACCACAAGGCTCCGGCGGTGGCGGAGGAGGTTCCGGTTCAAAATGTGTTCTTTCCAGATCTGGACAAATATCCACAACTAGTTCTTCAGATACCTATCGAGGTCCAGGTTCAGGTAATCTATTAGAAACCATTGAGAATAGGCTTCAAGTGCAAGTGCCATATGCAGGAACATTGAGAAATTATGGTTTTAGAATTACTGCAAACAGCAGAGTTACAAATTCAACCGCATTTACAGTAAACCTAGACGGTGTAAATACCGCATTGACAGTAACTGTTGGAACATCAGCATCAGGCAAATTCCTAGATGACACAAACACAGTAGCGGTAAGCGCTGAACAAGAAATCTCATTTGTTATGGCAGGTGATCCAGCTACAGAAAACATAAGAATAGGTGGAGAGTCAGTAGAATTGGAGGCATCATAGATATGGTAAAATTTATTCCTGATGGAAATGAGGATCATATGGTAGAATACAAAAATGAGGATGTTGACAATCTTGACAAATATACCACCATAAAAGGAAGTAAAAGCCCAAGACAACTTTACAAGGAAATGTTAGAATCCCCTAATAATCCAAACAGAGCAGACATAAAGAAAAACAAAACTAAACTAGAAAAAAAGTTTGGGATCAAATTAGATGCTGACAAGTTAAAATAATACACATATCAAAAAGTAATAATTGCCTGCTGCTAGTTACGCTCCTCAAGGACAAGGAGCATTAGAATCTGCCTCTCTTGTTTCCAACGCAACATCACAATTTATTGAAACACTCAGTTGGATTAAAGATGACACCAGCAGTACTAGTGCAATAAATACAGTTACAATCGGGGATCAACAAACATTATACACAAGAGGCCAAGCGATAGCGGTTCCAACTGACTGTTACATTGTTGACATAAACATTGAAGTTGGCACAGCACCAGGTGCAGGAACATCATACGAATTCATGGTTGTAGCCGATAATGGACCTCAGCGAATGTCAGCAATATTATCTGACACTGACACAACGCTAACAATAGATGACTTTTCTCCAAAAGGATTATTCTTGAGAAAAGGTGATTTGATTGATCTACGACATTTGCCCATTAACACCCCTGCAGTATTTTCCAGACTATCTGGTGACATATCATTTGCACCAGTGAACCCAACTGAAAAAATGATATTTTTTAGAACAGAAGCAGAAGGCCCCAATTTCTCAACTCCTGTTTATCATATGCCGTTTAGTAATAACCAAGATGCAATGGGAACTCAATGGAATAAAAAAATGCCAGTGGCAGGAACATTCAAAGATTTCACATCATATAGAACATCTCCACAGGAGAATGCTGGAGATGCAGTAACATATTATCTCAGAAACGAGACCACCGCTCAAGAAATAATTGTCGCAGTGCATGACAATGATGGTGGATTTGATTTTCTTTCTTCTAAAAAGTTTGGAACATCCAATTCATTGTATTTCAATGAAGGTGATGAGGTATCGTTTAGAGCTGAAGGAACTGCAACAACTACAACTCGTAGGGCAACCTGGTCTTGTGTATTTGTCCCAGATGACATAAATGAAAATCAATACCATGCAGCTACACAAGATACGTTAGCAACCATCGCCGGAGGAGAGTACAGAAATCCAATGAACAACGGGTTAAACACTGATTCTCTAACTGGTGCTTGGACTGCAACAAAAGCAGATGCTACAGTAAAATGGCCATATTCTGAAGTGTTATCGGATTTCAGACTAAAACTAAATGCTGTCCCAAATGGCTCAGGTGTAAACATCAGAATCAGGAATGACACAACTGCCACTCAAGTAGAGATCTTGGTTGGTGCTACGGAAACCGAAGTATCAGATCTTGTAAGTACATTGACTATCAACAAAGGAGATGATGTAGTTATTTGGGGAGAGTATGTCAGTGGTGGAACTGCACGTTCAATTGATTTTCTCTCATACAAAGGAACACTATCCACATTAGTAGCTAACAAAACTCCTGAAACTAACATTGTAGCATATTCGGTTCTTAGTGCAGTACTTGATACTAGTATCATTGCCAATGCAGTAGTGACACAACCAAGAAATGATGTACAGTTGGTAGTGTCCACAGTAGGAACTAAGGAGGGATTTGAAGCTGCAATTGTGGCAACAGGCCCACTCACAGCAGCTACAACCCTTACAATAGATAGAGAACTTGACACAGGTGAATCATCAATTTATTACGTGCAGTGTCTTGCAACTGGACTTACCAAAAACACTGAATACTATTATGCATACAAATCAAACAGTGCTGTAGACACTGACGCTATCTATGGGCCATTCACTACAATGATGGCAGAAGGTGAAGAAGTCGCAGTCACAGTGACAGACAGGTATCTTAGTGGTTCATGTAGTGATCCTGAAGATGCAATAGAGGCCGACAATCAAAATGGATTCAACATATGGAACATGGCTGCAGATCTTGCAAACATTAGAACTGGAGTCCATATGGGCGACTTTACCTACCATAATTCTCCTGTTGATGACAAGCCTTTGGTAAGAAGGCATTTTCTGTTCCATCTTGGTTCTCCTGACTTTCAAAAACTGTATAATCGAGTACCATTCATTTACACTCCATCAGATCATGATGTTGGGCCTAGTGACCACAACGCAACAACATCAGGAGCCAAAACATTCTATCCTTCTAATTATCAATCAGTACGAGACGTTATCCCTCTATACCCTAGTGTGCAGCCACAAGGAACAGGATTTGTTAGAGGAGTTGCAACCAAATTCTCTGATGGCAAAGTAGGTCACATTATCCTAGATACTCAATGCCAACGACATCCAACCAAAACAACTGGATTAGGTCCGACAATGATAGGAGATGGTGAAATAACAAACGGACCTCCTACAGATGACATGAACGCATACACAACATGGGATCAGCGACAATGGCTAAAAGACACATTGTTACTAATGAAGTCAGTCGGAATCAAACTTGTAATACTTGCATTTGGCGGTTCTAAATTTCTTGGAAGTGCGGATACATGGACTGTCACATGGCTCGATGAATGGAAAGACATATGTGATTTCATATGTGATAACACAAATGATATTCCTGAGATAGTTGGTGTGTGGGGTGATGAACACAATACTACAATATCAGATGGTACAGAAATTCTAAAATTCAACAATAATTCAGGTATGATGGGATTTTTCCATAGTTCACCATTTGGAGATGCAAATTCATTTACTCCTGTAGATGAAACTTGGAATGGAGTAACAAAAGCATTAAGGCCAACAGGCCAAGAAGTGATAACAGTTCTCGAGGTTACAAAAAATCCTGCATTACATGAATACACTTACGAAGGCAAGATATTGGAAGATGATGGAACAACGTTTCTAAGTGCTGCAAAATCAGATGGAACAAGAACAGTTGATTGGAATGCAGCATCCTCAAGTTTATCACATCCTGGCATCAGTGGAACTCATACTGTAACTCTAGACAAAACTTGGATTGGACCAGCTCAAGCAGACGTTGCAATGGCTGGAACTTTGACACATGGAACAGATTATACAATAGCTGACTCTATGGGAAATACAATTACTCCAGACTCTACAGTAACTACTCATCCACACGCAGACACCACAGATTATATCATAACCTTTTTGACTGCAACAACAGGAACTATAACATTGACACTTTCATTACCTGATACAAACTCAGTATTAGGAGCTACAACAGTCCACACGGTGACATTATCATAATGGTTGACAACTACGGAGATATTTTTCTTCGAGCACAAAGAGGAGAAATTGACCTCAAAAAAATCTGTTACAAATGCCAAAAAGAAAAACCTGTAGGACGAAGAAGTAATTACAAGGCCTGTAAGGAATGTGAAGAGAAATCACATGATAATTGATCCAATCTCTTAAATATATGAAAATTTTCAATAATTCAATGAAAAAACTACACAACAGTACTATAGTTGCAATACTTGCAGTTATTGCAATTGGTTCTGCTGTCACAACAGTACACGCATCGGGCATCACAAATTCAATAGAATTGATGCCTTCTGAAACTCAGGAATTACTATATTCCATACCTACTCAAATACAACACCCGTTCCCATTTGTGATAAATCACCCAGCATCATTTGAAAGAGTGATACTAGGAGGATTTTACCAACAAAACATTGCTGGTGGGGGTTTTCCTCAAATCAATGAACAAGGCATTGTAGATGACCGAGTTGGGTTATGTGAACAATTAGTAAATCCGGAAACTCAGGAATACGAATTTGTCGTAAATTATGCTTGTTCTGAAAATGTCTCTCATGGAAGGGTATTGTATGCAGCCTCAAATCAAATGGCAACCCACATTCTATCATATGCAACTGACACATCAAAATGGTGTTTTAGTTCTGAAACTGGTTACTGTGGAAGTGAATATCTAATTCATGAGATGGCCAATTATTGTTCTGATCCTGAAAAGGTATTCAAAAATATGCATGGCAATATTGATGAGGCAGACCCAAACTATGATGATTTTGTAGCAATCCATGAGGCAAACACAAGAATCGTTCTTAATTCATTTGAGAACAATCTAAGCCCAGAAATGATTGACACAGTAAAACAATACATCATAGATAATCCAACAGCATTCCCTAACGGAATCAACTGTTGATAACCACATCTTTTTCTTTTTGGGCGTAAATAGATCGGCAATAAAAAATATCTTTATTAATTAACTACAATTGGGTTATGTATGCAAGTATTTGGACTAGAACCAATAGCAGCAACACTGTTGTTTACGTCTATTGGTTTGGTGTTACAAAATGTAGTTGCATGGCTAAAGGATGCCGAAGCATTCAACATTAGAAAATCTGCAGCATCAGGGATTATAGCATTCTTTGGTTCATCCATAGTAGTCGGTGGAATTGTTGGGGGAATACCTGACACCGTAGACCCACTGGTCATGTACACCACAATAGCAGGCGCTATTGCCGTAGTAGCAGGTTTTGACACACTGATCAAGAATGGTGCAAAAGCAATAACAAAGGCCCGAGAATAAGAGACCGAAATAATTTTTTTCGTTTATTGTCTCAAATCTTTATTTTTTCTCAAAAGAATAACACTGATATAAATTTCAATTAGTTTTTAATTATATGGGGTTCAGAACCAGGTTATCTAATGGATTACGCAAAGTTGGTCTTTTAGACACACGAACTTATTCATCTAATCCAAGACCAGGAACAACACATTTTGACGTAAATGCTGCAAAAATGGCTTTTACTGAGGTAGTACCAGGATTCTCTCAACCTGTATGGGGACCAGAAATAAGCACGGTTGGAGCCTATTCTAGGGAAGGATATACTACAAAAACATTTGACATTCCAGTAATTCCGTTCTCTTCTCAAGTAGAAGGAGTAAGGAAAGATGAGGACGTGCAACTTGCATTAAATCACTTGGCATCTGTCATTACTGGTGGAGAGCATTATTGGAAAGGTGCGACAGACATCATGACAGATTACATAGAGGAATTTAGCAAAGCGATAGATTTTGACTGGTTTGATACAATTTTAGTAAAAGAATTACTGGCATATGGAAACAGTGTATGGAAACCAAGACTTGGAATCCAATACATCAGAGGTCCAGAAGATCTATTACATATTCCAATCTCATCATTTGTTAGAATTTGGTGGGATAGACAAAGAACACCATACAAGTATGAGTTTAGAGGATCAGAATACCAAGGTTATCATAATTCAGAAGATATTATTCATTTCAAATGGAATCCAGTCAATGCATCAGCATTTGGGTTGGGCTTCATGACAAGTGTTTTGGCTCCAAGAAACTTTGAAGAGATAACACCATCAGGGCCAGTATCTAAACAATTACCATCCACATTAGACCGAAAATATTCTACTGCATTAACAATGCATATAGCAGAACGTCGTTACATTTCACGAATTATTTACCAAGCCCCAACAGCAGACGATACAGAAAGATCACAATTACAATCTGACTTGAAGAATCTTGAAGTCGGTGAAGACTTTGTTGTTGGCTCTGAACTCAAACCAGTTGAAATGGGTACACAACAAAGAGACTTTGATCCTGCAAAATTCACTGACTTGACACAAGGTGCAATATTCAAAGCTCTTGGAGATTTCAGAGGAAAACAAGGTTCAGAAGATTCACACCAATACGCAAATGCAGAAGTCAGCGCCATGTTAGACGAAATTGGTTTGGCAGCATTCCCATTTGCTGTAACAAGACAGTTGATAGACAAACTCTTCAAACCTTGGTATGTCGCAAACCCATTGTATGACATGAGTTATGGTGGTGGAATGGTTGGTGTTCCTTGGGAAGATTGTGACTATGAATTAAACTTTGGACATGTACAAAAACAAGATATTGAATTAGATCATGCCATCAAATTATTAGAGATAGGAATTTCTTCAGGTTCAATAACTGACCCAATTGAAATAAGAGACATACTAGAGCAGAATGGATTGCAGTTAAGAAAAGAGTATACTGACCAATTAACACAACAACAAAATGCTATGGCAATGAATCCCCAACTATCAACAGGAGACCTATCCACACAATATCATATATGGGACAATCAAATAATGGGAGAACCACCAATGTCAAATTCAATTTATGATGACATGGCAAGAAACCCAAGACCAACAGACCCAAGACTAAACTTTACAAAAAAGGAGTCTTAACATCTTGTCAGAAGACAAAAAACTCAAAGAGCAAGTACTAAATGCAAAAGTACTAACTGATCCTCCAGTTGGAAGTGTTTACAATTATCCTGAAGTGCCACCAATAACACTCAATATTCCAGACACAGGATTCCCACCACAAACACAAGAACCTCATGAGCCATATCTATCAGAACCATATCCACCATTGTCACTAAACTATTCTCCAATTCCACAAAACAACCAACATAACCAAAACTATGTTGCAACTGGCTCCAATATAGAATCACAACCATCAATGCACAATGAGGAAGGATGGACCGAAAACAAGGACCCACCCAAAGGTTTCGGAGAAACTGAATTCTCAGATAAAATAGAAAACACTAGAGATGAGTATCTACATCCAGAAGGTGAGGAGCCTGCAATGTCTGTTCATGTTGTAAAGGAAGACAATGGTAACGATTCAGAGAGAGAGTTAACATTAGACTTGACAACAAAGAATGAGGAAGAATTTTTCTTTAAAGAAACAATGGATGATTGGAAAGAGACAATCAACACATCACCAAGATTTGACGCATTTACCAATTCATCCAGTTTTGTTGGAAACGTTCGATATGACAGAGATGCCCAGGCAATGACAATGATACTAAACGGAAACGAATATGATTTCTGTGATGTCCCAGAGAGAAAATTTCAATCATTGAAAGGTAGTTCATCAGTAGGCAAGACATTCAATAGTATCATCAAAGGACAACATGATTGTTCTGGTGGAGTCAATTCTGTCAGAACCCCACTCATGATAAATGAGACCATCAAAGAATCCATTGGGCAGATAAGACACCAATTCAAATGGCTTTCAGATGAATATATTGACAGAGTAAAAAAAGTAAAGAGTGACGGCAAATGGTATCTTATCAGAGCCAGTGCCGAGACTGTTACGGATCATAGGTCAGAGGGAGAACAGTATAGAAGAAAACTTGATGGTGATGAATTACACGCTATGGCAAGAACCGCCATAAACCACGGAATGGACATCAATCATCTGGGTGAGAACTTCAAAACCCAGGCTCTAATAGCTGATGCCGAATATGACAAAAACAGAAAAGAGATCCAAATGCTGGTTCATGAGTCAGATGTTGAGGTAATAGACGGAATCAAAAACCATGACATCACAGCAGTATCTATTAATGGTGGAGCCCCAAGAAGCACCAACGTAGAATGTGGGGATACAGAATGCTTCAATGTCCCCCGTGGTGTTGTATTAGGTGAACTTGATGACATTGCCTTAACATGGGTGGTTACAAATCCTAATGGGTTCAGATGGAACAACAAACATATTCCAAAAGCCAAACCTGGTGTAGGAACTACTGTAATCGAACCACTAAACTAATTTTTATTAATATCTCAATTCTCAAAAATATATGGTCGGTTCTTCTGGATATCAAACATTTTGTAGATACAAAAAACTACTTGATGCAATTAGTGTCCCATGTACTCAACAACAAATAGCAAACAAAACCGGAATAAAACAAGCCACTGTACACAAAATGCTTCACATCCTAAAAGACGAGGGTGTAGCCAAGGTAGATCATTTCATTTTACCAGAAGGCAAAGGCTGTAGAGAGCATATGTGGATAAAGACACAGAAAGAATAACACTGATATAAAAATAAAATCACAAAAATACCATATGTCTTCAACGACCAATATAGGTACACGCCTCCGGGCATGTAATTGTATTGCAGATGCTAAGAAAGTCCTTGAGACTGTAAGAGCAGGTCCATCAACACACAAACTAGTAGAGATCGCTTTTGCATTGAAAGGGCAAGAAAACATCAAAAGAGAGTTCATCGAAACTGCTATCAAAGAAGTAGAGCAAAAGAACATCACAAAACCATTCTCTGCCGACCCAGGGAAAGGCGAAGATGATGTCAAAAAACTCACAGAATCAGGCGATATCGTTTCAGGTACTGGAACTGATGGTTCAGAACAATCTTCTGACACTGAGCAGCCATATCCAAAAGAGGGTACTGACGGCGAAGTAACTGACATGGAAAGTGCAACTGGTGAAAACCAAATGAAAGAAGGTATTCCTGGTATGCCTCCTGCCCAAATAGTTCCTGGTTTGGCACCACAGATAGCCCAAGAAATGGGCCAACAGATGCCTCCACTTCCACAGATGAACACTCCTCAAATGATGAAGCAAATGCAGTATACGGTTCAAGAAGCATTGAAGCCATACAGAACACAACTATCTAAAATCACCGAGGCTGTCAAGGCTCTTGATGTACGTCTCAGGGAAACTGAAACAAACAGAGCTTCCATGACCTTAGATATTGGTTCTGTAAAAGATAACGCCATAGTAAAATCACACCCAATCCAAGAGACTGCACCAAATTGGAATGATGGTCTACCAAGAACCACATTTCCAAGAGCAAAACTCGAGGAAACACGTATGGAAATCCTAGAACAAGATAAAATATTATCTGGCTCTCAATGATAACTGATTGACCGAAATTCTTTCTTTTTTAAAATTTAATACTCAGAAACAGGCCTCTGATGGATACATTCATCATACATGGTCATGCAGTGTGAGCAATTCCAACATAAGATATTGAGGCCTTCAGGGTAGTTTTCAGGGTCTTTAATGACATCCTGACGGGACTTGCCACTGGCATCAGCAATATGAAGAAATTCATTGGCCTGAACATGGCAACAAAGACACTCAGGAGGATTATCACCACCGGCATAATAAGCCAGAGCCAGTTCATGAAGATGACGATAGTGTTTCTTCTGACGAAGTATGGCTTGTTGTTTGTAACGTTGATAATTGTTACTTGGGTGTTGTTGAGGCAGCTAATATTTCACCAACTTTACGAAAGAATAGAGAATCATCAGTAGGAATGTTTTCTCTGTCTTTGGCTATTTGGATCCACTCTTGTAAATAATGTACTATTCTTTGTTGTGCTAGAATTTCATTTTCAATTTTTTTGGCTTTCTTGGAATTCTCTTCTCTTTGGAGTTCAGTTTTGGGATCAACAAATGGCAATGCATCAATAATGAGAACTTGGCCATTGTCTTTGATATCTAATAACTGAAAATTAACAGGGGCTAATTTTGTCATTATTCACATTCTCCATTATGTGAAACACTTAGTCGCTTATATAATTTGAGCCAAGAGTTTGGGCATGACAGATCAATATGCTGGCTTGGATTCTGGTCCTGCCTTTGGCGATGTTTCTGGTTCTATTGTCTATGAGATGATAGCAGATGAAGCAGTCGACATTGGAGCACCAGTGATTCTAGTAGCTGCCGGTACTGGTGAGCGATTGCCACGAGTAGAACCAAATAACACACAGGGAGCACACGCTTTTGGTGTTGTTGTTGACGGTGTGAAAGATGGTGCTTTCTCTGGTTCCGATCAATCAGCAGCCGATGCAGCAGGAGAAGCAGTATCTGTTTGTACTTTAGGCATTTGTAAAGTCAAAGTCGATGGTAGTGGTTCAGCCATTTCCGTTGGTGATAAATTGACCTTACATGCTGCTGATGGTGTTGCTGAAGTAGCATCAGCATCAGATGAAGTATTTGGTAGAGCACTACAAGCCTCTTCCGCTGACGGAGATTTCATTCTCTGTTTCGTAAACTCGGAGGGTGTTGTGTAGATGCCAGCTAAAGAAAAGTGGACTCGTAATTCCATCATGCAATTAGAGGAATTGTCCCATGTTAGAGAAGCATTGGAAGTCAATGCAGATCTTCGTTCACAGAATGGAGAAGCATTCGATATTTGGAGACCCATCAGGGAAACCCCATTATCAGTATTCTTTGACAAGGCAGAACATTCCTTTGAAAACATGAAGATGAATCCAAACCTTCCAAAAATTTGGCATTCTAGATACGGTGTCAGAATAGGTAACATGCGCAAGGACAACTTGCAAGAAACCGTAAACGTGCCAAACTCTCTCTCAGTCCTCAAGATTGCAGATGAGATTATCGAAGGTGCTGAGCCTTGGAGTGATTGGAAACAATATTCAAGACTCATCCAAATGGATACACCAAAGGTAAACGTCCCACGAACCAAATACACTGATACAGTTGGTGGAAGTTCAACTGATTCTATTGCCATCTTCAAAGAGGGTGGTTCTGGAAAAGCCCCAAGCATTGGTGGCAAAGTTGAGCCAATTGAACTAGACTGTTCAGGTACAAACAACTCCTATAGAGGAACAATTCAAGTCGAAAGAAACGATGTCAAAGACAATAACTTCTTAGCTGTAGAACAGCCTTTGAAGAATGCCGGTAACATGCTTTACTATCTCATTGGTAAAGATATAATCGACACTCTTATCGCTGACACTACAACAAACACTGATACAAGAGCAAACTTAGATCTTGCAACTTCTGTTCACTCAGAATTTGAAGCATTGTCAAATGTTATCAGATCAAAGTTCCCAGGCTCTCAAAGAAACAGAGCAGATACCATGTTCATCAACCCAGCAGATGCCTACCAAGCAGTAGCAACATCAACTGGTGCAAGTGGTTCATATCCATTCTTGTCAAGATTCATCTTAGGTCCAACTGACCAAACAGATGTAGTCAACAACTCTGGATTAGCTGCAAGCCTTGGCTTGAAGAACGTTTGGGAAACTCCTCAAATCAGTGCCGGCACAGTCGTAGTCACTAAACGTGATGTAGCACAAGTAGTCGGATTAAGAGAAGATCTCACATTAGAGAACTTTGACCTCACAACTGGTGGTCTTTATGAAACTGATCTTGTTGTTAGATACGACAAGAAAGAAGCACATGAAGACGGAGCCTACAAGATTACTTCATTCTAACCGAAGTAACTCTATTCTTTTTCTTTTTATACTAGTAAATTGTAAAAACATTACAGTCTGATATGGAATCCATATCACTCTAGACCGTGGAAGAGGACACTCTCAACATGTCTCGAGACTAGAGTAAAAGACTGTCTAATGATTTCTATTTCTTAACACTGATATACATTTGATAGTCAATTGATTATCATGGCAAAAGCAACATGTCTTATCTGTAAACAGTCAGGTGAGGGCAGTACATATGAAAAAGCAGCCGAATCAATAGATCATGCTAAAGGCAGTCGTAATTGTCCAGGTGGACCAGGTGCAAAAATAGTATATGTTGATTCTGAAGGCAAAAGAGTCACTACAATTCCTAAGAATGTAGAGGGAAAATCAAACAAAATTATTGTAACCGATGAGGCTACAGCAACCAAAAAACCAAAAACCACCAAGAAATCAAACAAATCCTGATAACACTGATATAATTTTCAACAAAATTATGGTATGGCTTATGGTACTTTAGCTAATGTTAAACGATTATGTAATATTGACACTGGTGACACAGATGCAGATGATAAAATCAACGACAACATAACAAATGTTGATGCATATATCAACACTCAAATTGAAATGCATGCCACTGTTCCGGTTGTAGGCGATGCTGAATTGCCTGGATTGGCCGATTATCTAGCTGCTGCCACATACAATTATTGGCAAACACCTGCAAAAGACAGGGTGATAGATGGGGTACAACATTGGGAAAAACGTATCCAAGACCACATCATGGCCAAATATGCCAAGAAAAACCCAACTGGAATAACAGGAAGCACATTTGCAAAGACTAGCTCAAAAATAACAGGTTTGGAGGCCTAACATGGGTGACTATGGTGCCGACACTCTTCGTGATTCAATAGAATCCGGCTGGGCCTTAACAGGAAGACTAGCAAAAACCGCTGCTGCTGATATGAAGGAGACTGTCAAGTTTTTTGCCAGACAGCAAATAATTGGTAATGAATGGACCAAGGCAGTAGAGGTTCGTAAAATCAACACTGCTGCATCAGAAAATGAAATAGAATACCCCGATTACATAGAGAAACGTGATGTGTTTGAGGTAACATGTAGATACAGACTCAAAGGTTCTAACGAGACTCAATTCAATGAGGCTGAACAAGACATTGAAGATATGACTGAAGAAGTTCGCCGAATAGTAAAGACAGTTTATTCTCCTAGTGCAGGTAATGGGGTATTTCACACTGCAACATGGAATTGGAGAAACAGAGATGATTTCAATGGCTCAAAACCTGAACTTATCAGAACATTAATCCTAACACTACTCAACGTCATATCAAAATCAGATGAGGTATTCTCAGGGTTCGGCCTTGTTCTAACATTTGATGTATCAGAATCAGCCAATATGGATTCTGCCCCTGCTGGTGATTATGTGTATACTGAAGCCCACAATGTTCAGATATCCGAAGGATTCACAGTGACAGAGGCATTATACAAAAATAACACCAATGGTGCAAGAATTCCAAGACTTGGCGTTGGTAGATTTAGAGGAACATTTTCTGCAAGAATATTTACAAAAAAATCAGATATTGATTCTACTGCTGAGAAACTAAACAGAATTTATCTATTGCAAGCAAATGGCCAGCATGTAGAGGCTGCATTACTTCATCAAACAACAAATACTGAAGGAACACCAGCTACACTATCTGCGACTAGTTACGCCAAGATCACAGACATGAGCATGTCTACTAATGATACTAATTTGGTTCAATACACAATCTCAGGGCGACTAATCAAGCCCACAGTACAGGCGGTGGCGTAATAGAAGATGTCTGCTGGTGAAGACGTTGAGATGGTGGATTCTGGTAACATCACACTTACCAACACAACTGATTCTCTCACATTTGGAAAATTACGAAATGCAAAACTGCACATCACATCAGATGTAATCAAGAGACAGAAAATGAACAACACATTGGATAAACACTTTGAATTACGTGATCTATACATCACAGCCCAACTCTATGTTACAGAGCCAGAAATTGCAACATGGATTGGTTGGACTGCTCAAACACTCAACCTTCCTGATGCCCATAGTTTTGGTTTGGCTCAAACAGGAGACAACGGAACCACATCAACAATCTCAGGAACTTACAGGTTGAAAGACCTGACATTCTCACATGATGAGGAAGGATATGCAGTATATGACATCAGACTAGAGTCAGTAGACGGGAGTCCAGCAGAATCATGAGTTTCAGTCCAACAACTGGTGGTGCCCAAGGTGGAGAGATAGAATCTGTATTACGCCAGATGTTAGAACAATACTTGCTTGGTATTGATATCTCATCTGCTGGTGATGAGGCACGAACAATAAACAAGGTTGTAAATGTACCAGAAGTTACCGGATTTGGGGACATCATAGACAATGCAATTAGAACTGCTGTACTTCGCTACATGGAAGATGAGGGATTAATTGGAGGCTCTGCTGGTAACAGTGGTGGAGAAGCAGAAACACCAGTAGGAAAAGGCAAAGCGGCCCAGGCTTTGGGGCTCTCAAGAGAAGTTTTAGCAAAACTAAAAGACCCAACTAGTTTGGTATCAGAGGCATTACCATTTCTACCACATGCAGCAGTAGCATCTTTTGTAGCATCTTCGGTAGTCCCAATACTAATCCATGAGATGTTCAAACCAGGTGGACCATTTGATCTGAGATTCAAGAGAATAATGTCAGAGGAATTCAATGCATTGCAAGATAGACAAACCTCATACGATATCAGAATAGGACAGAAAGGTTTGATTTTCCAATCAGGAAAGGGATTCCTGAATCATAACCAAACTGGTGTAACTAATACAAACACATTGAGAATGCTAAGAGATGGTGGTATTGACAAATCATTCATGGGAGAGATTGATTATGTTGATCATAGTAGAGGTTTGTTTTAAATGGATTTAGTAGACAGATTTTTAGCAAAAGTGGAAATAACTTCCTCTTGTTGGAATTGGAAAGGAGTCAAAGAGAAAGGATATGGAAGATTTTACATTAATGGCAAACGATTTAGAGCACATCGAATTTCATATGAATTGTTTAATGGTCCATTAATCAAAGGGTTATGTATAGATCATTTATGTAGAAACCATTCATGTGTTAACCCTAACCATCTAGAACAAGTGAGTTTAAAAGAAAATATACTAAGAGGATCAAGTTTTTCGGCTATTAACAACAAAAAGACACACTGTCCTCAAGGTCATCCATATTCTGGTGGCAATCTTTACATTGATACCAATAACTCTCGTAGATGTCTGATATGTAAATGTCATACTAGTAACAAATATTCTAGAAAAATGAGGAGGTTGTTCTAAGTATGGCTGGTGGTAGTGCAATATTCCGAATTGCTACAAGTGGTGACACAGAAGCCACAGCAAGAACAGCAAAAGACATCATTGAGTTTGATGGTGGTTCTGTTCCAGACCAAACCGGAAGCATGGTAGAGACTGACATAAGATGGAAGAGAGACGTAAACCCACACCCAAATCCAAGACGTTCTATGACAAAATGGCAAGATGGAAAACTAGGAATCATAGAGGTTACAATTGCAGGCTATTTCACAGATAAAACTAACACAGTAGGACCACATCTTTTCCATAACTGGCAAGTAGAGTCAGGAACCAACGCATCATTGCCTTGGGGAAGATGGGGAATCAGAGTAGATGATTTTAGTACAGCAACAATTAATCTAGTCCCAACCAGTACAGAGGCTTATCTATTACACGATGCCTATGTCACAGCGCGTGAGACGGACAGAGGAACATTAGGATTCATAGCTAAATTCTACCGAAACGGAGCGACACCATCATCATTTACAATATCGTAGGGGATTATCAAAATGACTGAATACAGTTACACAGTAGAATATGATCCTGCAACTACCAACACCGACATAACAGAACATGTCCAATGGCTTGAATTTACCGAAACAGGTAGTGGAAGAATAAGAAGTGGAACGTTAGTTCTTGATGGAATAGATGGTGCATTTATGACAAACGCAAACGGTGGTTCTACTCCACTTCTTGATGAGTTTGACCTAATCCAAATTACAGTTACAGATGAGGACTCTGTAACCAAGACAATTAATCTTGAAGTGGACAAACTAAGACCCAAAGATAACGTGCCTGGTGGTGTAATACTTGAAGTGAATCTTTTAGGTCCAGAACATCACCTGATGAGGTTCCCGTTTGTCCTACAATCAAAGAGAAGAGAACAGGCATTATCGGCATATTCGGCAGCAGAGCAAGTAATCAATATCTATACTGGCTCTGATGGAAAAGCGTCCAGTCAACCATCAATCTCAGCACATGACACAACAGCTAACACACTTCCAAAATACACAGCCAATCATTATCCATTCTCAATAAGACCAATGACAGTTTATGATGCACTTGTTTACATTCATGATAGGGTAGGTTCTTCTGTTGCTGCCGGCGGAGGCGGAGACTTTTGGGAGTTTGGGTTCAATAGAAATTCTGCAAACGAAAACGATCTCAAATTCTTTTCTGTAATATCTGGTGTTACTGACAGTGGCGTGACTCTAACTGATAGTACTTCTGTTAATCCTGGTGACGAAGAGGGTGGAATAGAATCCACTCGGGCTACAGTCTCTATGACCTGGGGAGCAGATAGTTTTGGAACAGACCCACCGCAAGTGGGCAAGTTCCGGGATGCCTTGACTGCTTGGATTGCATCTCCTGATTATGTATCAGGCGTAACATATCCAAACTCATCAATAGTGAGGAGAAGAAACACAGGACCAGATTCACAAGGTGACGAACTACATTTCAAGGCAAACAAAGAAACCTCAACAGCACCACCAACAACAGAGGTTAACAATGCTGATTGGGACAGTTATAATTTTCTAGATTTCCTTACCAATGAGATAGGCATCTCTGGAACATATTCTCCTTGGACTCTCAACCTAGATGATGAGTGGAAAACCTGTGGTGGTAATCCAGATGGAACCCAAAACAATGATCCACCATTGGCAACATCCTTGTATGTATGGGACATGAATCAGGTTGTTTATGATGGAACATTCTATAGAACATGGGTAGATGTAAGAGCTACATCACCTGCTGGTGTTCCATCTCAATACAAGTATGGTGGCACTGATTTCTATAGAGGTTTCAGAGTGTTAGTAGATGGTACTGGAACCGGAGATTTTGCAGGATTTGATAACAACATCATAGAATACGATGACTTTGAGGACGAATGGCGATTATTCAGAACAACATCAGATGATGAATATGTTGCAGTAGATGATGAGGCCAAAGTGTACAAAAAATCTGGTGGAATATGGGCTGATGACTCTAGCAATGCTGAGGCAAATGATTGTTATCATCCTGTCTATTCTATCAGCAATGTAGCAGGACACAATGAAAAGAACAATGGTGCTGGTGGAACATTTGGAGATAGTTCTGCTGTTCAATACGAGTTCCGGTATTCTCAAAGTGATATCACATCTACCTCATCAAGAACTTATTATCGTGCAGGAGCATGTATCAACCTAAAGGCACCATTTCCTCCAAACTCGTACAATGGTGCAACAATTGGAGCCACCTACGGCGAATCAGCCACAGTAAGAGAACCAGTAACATTTGATACAAATGGAATGTCATATGCATCAAACTCCAAACTTGGTTTCAATCATAGTAGATCAGATGAGTATGGTCCCAAGGAAGCAATAAGATTCATGACTGACTTTGAATGGAGGTACAGAAAGGATGGTTCAGGAAACCTCATCAGAACAGGTAACATTCCATGTAGATGTTATCTGTATGATCTAAATGACAATGTTGCAATAGCTGACTTTACAATATCCCACAACAACAATTGGGAAGAGATAACAATTCCATTCAATGCATTCAATGAATACCGGGCAAGAATACCTTGGTCTCTGGAAAGCTCAGGCTCCAACATATTCTTACAGGATGTGGAAATTCTGCAGAGATTCGACTATACCAACATTAGAAAGATAGGATTCCAATGGATGGCTCCATTTGATGAGGCTGGAAGATACACATTGCTTACAAATGCATTTGGTGTACTGTTCCCAAACATTGAGGATTTTATTGCAGGATTGTTTAATGATGGATTCAACATAAAATGGAAGATAGACGCATTCCACTTTGTAAAGCCATTATTATCAGTCTCAGATCCAGTAACATCAGGACGCGCGATGTTTGTGGAGGCAAATGAAGAGCCATTGATATTCAACAGGTACCAGTTAGACCAAGCCAATTTAGCGCAGTTGGAAAAGGATCAATTCAGGCATCGTCAGTATGAGGTAAGAACAGAAGGACGATTCAATATAGGACTATTTGAGCAATTCACATTAAACAATGATAGAATCATCAATGATACCGACAATGGTGCAAATACAATAAATCTTGTAGCCAAACAGATAACATACTCAATTGACAAACCAGAAACCGGATTAGGTGGGTTTATCAGAACAATAGAAGGAGTAAAGAGGTTGTCATAGATGGTTCAGAAAGCAAAATTCACAATGACTGCAACTGACCTACTGCTCCAAAATCTAAGGAAAAACAGTGAACTTTATTCACTACGAAGATTTGCAAACACTCCTGGCATTATTGGAAATGCCCCGTTAGGAAATGTTGGGTCTTCTGCTGGCGGTGTGCAAGCAGCCCAAGCAAATTATCTAAAGGTACAAGGTGACACGATGGTAGGTCCAATTGCCTTCTATCCTGCAACTGTATCAATAAACGCCAGTGATGAACTAGACATATCCCCAAGCCAGACATCTACACCACAAGCCTCATCAAGAGTTATAGCTTCGTTCTCATCTCCTGACAAAATTCAACTAATCAAGGGTGCGCAATTTGCAGGTCAATTACTGTTCTTACAGGTGCCTGCAGCAAGTGTGTTAACCTTGGAAGACTATTCAAACAATGCCGGCGGTAACATAGTCACATCTGACCAAGCAGATTTTGTGATAACAACATCCACAGACCCCAAGATTGTCATGTTGCAGTTTGATGTAACCGTATCACCAAATTCAAACAATGGTGGTTGGGTGGTCATATCTTCAATGTCAGCCGGTGGTGGAACATTAACAGAACCATTGCTGCAAACCGTAACTGCTGTAACTCCTCAAACAGAACCAACCACAACTGACATTGACTGTTCAATAGGCAATGTCTACACAATAACTGTAGACAAAGACATCACAATGGACCTCACAAACGAAACAGCATCCAAATACCAATTGGTCCATATCATATTCATCCAAGATGGAACAGGTGGACATACTGTATCTTGGCCATCAACCGTAAAAAGATCACCACTGAATTCATCAACACCAACAGTATCAGAAACTGCTAGTGACCAAACCGATGTGATATTGTACACAACAGATCAAGGAACTAACTGGTATTGGGTGGTATCAAGTAAAGGTGGTGCATTAGGGCAGACTCCTTGGACTTCTGACATAGATGCCGACGGATTTGATCTAAAGGACATATCAAACATTGAATTCAGAGTAAGTACAGGAACCCCAGCCGGAACAGTACCATCAATCTATCTAGATGCCTCTGGCGACATGGTTCAGAATGTCGATGCAGGAGATCAATTTTTCAGAACCATCAATGGTGAGGTTATTGAACAAGTACAAGATGCAGAACATGAAATAAGGACTGAGAATCAGAATGGACCTGTTATAAAACTAAACAACAATGATCAAACACCTACTGATAATGATGTGGTAGGTACCATTAATTTTACAGGCAATGATGATTTGTTAGCCAATGTAACCTATGCAGCAATACGCACGAATATGGATGATGTAACAAGTACAAGTAAACAAGCTGATTTTGATATTCGTGTAATGCATGATAATGCACTTGCTGCCATTGTTGATTATACAGGTAGTGATGCTACCTTTAGATTCAGTGCTAATGTGGATGTTGTCAGGCCAAATAGAGACGATGGTATCGCTTTTGGTTCTGCTGGCCAAAGTTGGGCCGATGCTTACTTTGCCAATTTTCTAGAGATAAAAGAAATGACTACCCCAGGAAATCCTCCGGCCAACTCTGGTAGATTGTATGTTGCTGATGATGGAGGAACAACAACATTATATTTCAGAGATTCGGCTGGAACTGAAACGGATTTGCTAGTCAAGAGTCCAACCCCATGGACATCTAATATTGACGCTGATGGGTTTGACTTGCAAGACCTATCAAACATTGAGTTTCGTAATACCACTGGTGCTCCAAGTTCATCAACTCCTTCACTATATGCCGATGCTGGGGGTATTAATTATAATGCCCCAACAGGTGATGATCATGATTTTAAAATCAATGATGTTTCAGTAGCCCATGTTGATGCAACTAATTTTGAGATGGAGGTAGCATTAGAACTAAATTCCAATGATCTTCAATATTCTGGTACTGGAAATAAACTAGCGGTAACAGGAAGTACTCATGTAGTAACTGCAAATTCTACTGAAATCTTTCGATACAACGATTCTTCATTTAGATTAGCCAATCAACTTGATATGCAAGACAATGAGATAATAATGGATGAAATGGGTACCGCCCCTACTGGTGCATCTAACGCAGTAAAAATATATGCAGAGGACAATGGAGCAGGAAAAACTAGACTCATGGCAATATTCCCAACTGGTGCAGCACAACAGATTGTAATCGAACCATAGAATAAAAAATTAAAGGTTTGAGAATGTTTCAGCAGATTCTATTATACGAATTACGCTTCCATCATTACTCCAAATCTTTGCTTTGATCAAATCTTCTGAATATATGATGTATACTGATTCGCCTGTAACAGTATGACCAAAAACAGTAGTTCGATCATCATATACTCTTTCTCTGAAGATATCATTTTTATCAATGATGTATCCTCGTAGTATTGCCTCCTCAAATTTGTCATCATCAGATACAATGACAAACGACTCAGTATCACCAAGAATGACACTTTCAGCGTATGCATGACTGATTTGGTATGATGAAAAAACAACCAACAATGCAGCCACACCTAATAGTACTTTCGATTGACTCTCCATAGAACAGCAAGAATAACTAACCTTTTATACATTTCTATTCTTAGAGAAGTGATGAATCTCTTCAAAGAATTTGAGGATTATATCAAGGTGCCATTTATTAAAAGAATTGAAGAATTACAGGCAGCTCATGAAAATTTTAGAGTAGAGAATACAAATCTTAAGAAACAAGTCGAAGATTTAGATATTTTAATTACCAAATTAAAAAAAGAATGTCAAGATCTTAAGAGTAAAGTCGACAATGAAAAATGCAGTAATGAGGTAAAAAATGATTGAGTTTTATCGCTTCAACGCTATTCAATCGACAAATTCTACAAGGTGATGAGGATACGACAAACATAATCGTCCAAGCAGAATTTGATGGTAGGCTGAAAGAAGATGAAGGCTTTCTTAGTGCTACTGGAACATTATGCTCTATAACAGCAGCAGCCTCCAAGGATCTCTATCTCTCTGCTGCAAAAGTCAATTTTCATCTTCTCGCAGGTTCAGCAGCGGTTCAGGATGTTGTTATTGAATTACAAGTAAATGGAACAGTAGTAGAAACATGTCATGGTGTTGTTCTTTCTACTGCCAATGGTTACGGTGAACATGAATTCAAAAATCTATGGCATAAAGTAGATGCTACCCAAGTGCTACGATTGGAAGTGACAACAATCGATGCTAATGTGGATGTTGAAGGAACAATTCAAGCAGTAGAGGTTCCAGACGGGGCAAATCCTGTGACATATACTGATTAAATGCATATATACAATCAAGATTTATGTCTAATCACTTTTAACATATACTGTTTGACTAAAATAGAAAGTAATAATGAGCGAGGATTCAATAGGCATCTCCACACCGTTTTTCAGTTTTTCCCTTACCAAGAAAGAGAATCACATAAAGATTCAAGAGGGAGAGACAATCCTACTAAGATATTGGAGCTGGCGAAAATTTGGCTATGTAAAAAAAGTAATGACTTTAAACAACGGTGTGGTGGCCGTAACACGGATTGATTAGTATGGAAAAAGGCAGTACTAATAATAATATGATTTCAACAACAGATTCAAGTTACTCTGAATACATCAGAGACCACAGTGAGAGAGAATATGACATTATTGCTGAAAAACTAGACTATGGTCAAAGCATTGAATGCCCACACGACCCAGACATGCAGGTATCAAAATCAATTGAGGGAGAAATAACTATCTGCAAGTGTGATCGTGACTGGGAAAC